TAAAGAACCTAACCTTTTTGCCTCTTGAATTGATGTACGATACTTCGTCATCTCGTTGAGGAAGTCTTTATTATTGATATAATGATTTTTTGCCATAATTAGTGTACTGGTTTATCTTTTTTAGATTTTAATGCTTCAAGAATTGATACTACGTTCTCAATATTCTCTGTTTGTTCTTGAACAGATTTTTTCCGTTTCTTCGAAACATCCTGAAGTTTTGTGGTATTGTTATAGAAGAAATCGCAAACGTGTTCGTATTGTTCATAAAACTCTTTTCTGACAGGAGTGCAAAACAATACTTCATCCAGAGCAAATTCAACTTCACGCATCTCAACAATCATCTGAGGGAGATACTCTTGCATTATAAGAATTTGACGACCCTCATCAAAAACAGTTTCAATTTCAACACGCATTGGTGTTTCTATTATAATACATTCATCCTTATATGTCACCCACCCAATCAAATCTTCTGGGATAATCTTAAATCGTACAAATTTTAATTCTTTTTGTTCTGACATTAATTTATCCTTACATTGCTTGTTGTGAATGGGAACTTTTCTTCACTGTATATCTTGACTCGTTCCTCATAATGCTTCAAAGTAAAATTGCTATGGTTATTATACCTCAAATCATCTGCGATGTCATATAAAGTGGCTGTTTCTTTATTCTCTCCAAGGCGCAGCACACGACCAATAGACTGTAATGCTCGAATTTTACTCTTTGTTGGAGAGGAGAATATAATATTATGTAGGTTGCGAATGTTCACACCTGTCGAAAACGTTCCGTAACTTGCCACGATGATTGCATCATTTTCCTGTTCAGTGATATGACGCACTGCTTCACGATCTTCCACTTCAACACCACCGTGAATGAAAAAGACTTTGCGACCATTAGCGCGTGCAGTTAGCAAGTCATATAAAATTTTGCCGTGTTTTTCGACGTATGTGAACAAGACGAGCGAGTTACCTTTTAAATTGATTGTGAGATTTGCAATGAACTCATTGCGACCATTATGCTGTGTGAGGAAATTCATCTCTTCTGGATATGTAAATCCCTTTACAATCTTACATACTGGCTCTGGATATTTCAGCACGATACATTTGATATTGAAATTTGCAAGTTGCTTTCTTTCAATCAGATCTTTTGTGGAGATAACTTTGAACACAGGACCAAACAAACCCTCAAGGACAAGTTTGTTTACTTTACTGTCATCTAGTGTTCCTGTTGTACCAATGCGCACATCACAATTGATCAACTTGGTCATGATCGCAGTCAGTGACTTGGCTTTAAACGTATGTGCTTCGTCACCGATGATAAAATCAAATTGTGTGAAATATTTTTTAGGCATGTCATAGATTGACTGCCATGTGGAGATAATCAAATCACTATCTGGTATCTTACTCTCGCCACCATAAATCTTTTGGCAGTATTTCTCAACATCCCATCCATTGACAGATGAGTAGTTTTGAAAGTCACTATGCATTTGAGTGACGAGGTTAATCGTAGGAACAATCAATAATCCGCGCTTCTTACCTGTGTTCAACAGGTGGCGAATCATCATGTAGATTATAAGCGACTTCCCCGACGCGGTTGGTGATACGAGTACAGTTCTTTTCTTTGTAAGTCCGACGCTAGACGCAAGTAACTGATAATCTCTTGGCTCCATTGGAAGCGAGAGAGCAGTTGATAGATTTTTCGTGTCAATCGGAAAGACTTCCTTGTCTTCATCTACGACCTCAATGGTGTAATTGTGTTGCTTGCAGAAAGTCTTTATATAACCAACAAGACCTGCATAAATTTGCTTTGTGCGCAAATTAAGCAAACGAATTTTACCATCCCAGTGTCGATTCTTAAATGCTGGGCTGAACTGGTATCCTGGAGTTGAGAACGTGAAGAACTCAGACATCTCCTGAAGAATGGAATCTTCAGCATGAACCTGAACATAGATGTTATCGGTTTTCTCTACGACAACGTGCTCAATTATCATCTAGCACCTTGAATGAACTTCTCCCATCCCATGTATTCTTTTAACTGCCATGTACGATTGTTCAGTTCTTTCATGACGTTGGTGCAGAATGCAGCAGACTCTTCATGATATGCTTTCTTGCGCTTGAGTTTAACAAGATCATCATCACCATCAAGATAGACTTGGATGTCAGATTTGAGAGTAAAACGAAATGGTTCCCAGCCAAGTTTATCCAATTCATCTTGATCTAACTTGCCATTGTAGTACATCCATTTCATACGCTTGAGTTTGTCATACTCCAATCCTGCTCTCTTTGCAGCAAGATTATGAAGTGACAAGTATTTGTTGTATTTGTTATGAAGCAAAGGAATGCGGAGAATTTCTTTTCCAGGTTCCGTAATATCAACTTCGGAATCCCTTTCCCATTGCTACATTAATTCTTCGAGGGGTAGAGTTTCTATTTTCATGACAATAATATACTACATTTCAAATCAAAAAGCAAATGAGACAATGGTTGACAAAACTTGATATCGTTGTTATAATGACTATGTCTGGTTTGAACGAAACTACAATACTTCTATATCATACCAAGTAAATCTAAAAGACACATCACATGTGATTGTGCTTTCAGCGTTGTCTCCCACATTAAATGGAATGGATCCAAGATAAGTTGGGAACATGTCATGAAATTTAACACGAAGCCTTGGATTGTTTTTATTCGAGAAAATCGTTAGAGTTCCATCTGTATATACAACAGGACGTCTGTTGTTAGCAAGACTTTGATCATATCCCGACTTTGTCGTTCTTGCTAGATCGCGGTATTCTTTAAAGTCTGTTGGAAAGGTCGCGCCACGAATCCAGTTGTGGATTTCCAACCATGAACTCATATCTTCATTCACAAGAAACTGAACATTGAAAGTATCATAGATTGCTTTCTCGCCAGGATGAAACACATCAATGAAGGGAGTGAATCTTTGCACTTCAGTTAAAGAGATTCCTGGAAGATTTGCGTTTTGACAGAAATAAGTCACAGTCGGCATACGATCAAAGATTATTTGAAACTTATGCGATTGCAAAAAATCTGTGTTGACTGGATTTCGTGTGAGTGCTGTCATTTCAGTTTCCTATACGACTCATTTATTTAGCGGGAAATAAAAAGGGGTGGATTCTTTCGAATCCACCCCGAGTCACTTTGCCTTATTATTTTTATAAGTTTGGCAAACTATTACTGGTTGATATTCAACACTTGGAACTTACGGTAGTATACGTTTGTACCGTCTGTTAGAGCACCAAGACCAGCTGCTGTTGCGAATGGATTTGCTACGAGACCATAACGTGTCTTGAAGCCAATCTTTGGCTGGTAAGTTGTTGGATCAACTGCACGAACCATCTGGAGTGGAACGTATGGGCAGTAGAACAAGCCAGCGTCATAAGGTGTGTTACCCTTATAACCAACAACAACATAATCTGCATTAGATACAGAATATGGATCAACATAGACTTTGATGCGTCCGAAGAGCACACCAGCGAATGTGTTGCCTGTATCATCAACAGCTAGGTTTGTGTTGTTTGTTAGTGCTGAGTTGTAATCGAGAAGACCTGTCATTGCAAGAGCTGATGCAACATCGGTTGAAACGATGATCATGTTACCCTTACCGCGACGTGTGTCTTTTGCGATCTTGTTTGCAGCTTGTTCGATACGGAATAGAAGTGACTTGTACTTCTCAACCTGCCAACGACCAGATGTGCCACCTGCAGTACCGATATCGGAGCTTGAAAGGTTAACAACATTTGATGTTACGCCAGTTACACCGACGTTTGCTGTTGCATAGATTGTACGAATAACTTCGCGGTTGATTTCAGCAAGAATTTCAGTTGACAAGATATTTGTCAATTCTGTTTCTGCGTCGAGACCGTGAACTGCCTTGAGGTCTTGTGCAAGTTCGAGCGTGTATGATGCTTGCAAGCCACGTGAATTGGCTGTAACAGCAACGCGATCGATTTGGAAGCCCATATATGCGAGTGTTGCATCTTCAGAGTAGGCTGTTGTGAAGCCTTGACCTGTGTTTGCAAGACCGTAGATTGAGCTGTTTGCATTACCTGGGTTGACAGCTGTGCTGAATGCAGTCACTGTACCATTACCAGAGTGAGTGTTTGCTTCCTGGAATAGTGCTTCACCAGCGCGAGCAGATGCACTTGCGAACACTGATCGCATTGCGAAGATCAAACCTGTTGGACCTGTCATTGGCTGAACGCCGCAGATGTCATAAGCCATTAGGTTTGGCATGGCACGACGAACTAGACCAATAAGAACTGGATCAAATCCTGTGACACCCGAGTTTCCTGCGCCTGAAAGACCGGTGATTCCTGCAACTCCCATGGCATTAGCTGGTGCTGTTTCCCATAGGTTTTGCATTGAACGTGATTCTTCTTGTAGGGCACGCTCTTGATTTTCTAGAACGAGTGCAGTAACTGCGCGCTTGTAAGGGTCGCTGATTGCTGGGAGTTCTGGGTGATCAAGAACTGGTGCCCACTTCTTTGCATATGTTTCGTTAATATACATGATTGTGTTTCCTCAGTTAATTGAATTAGGCTTTTGGAGCCGTTTTAGAGATAGATTTAACATAACGAGCCATGATATTATTTGTTTGTCCTACTTCTGGTTCTTCATTAAGCATTGCTTGCTGAATTTCCTTTACTTCACTTTTCACTTGTACTTTAGTTGAGAAGTAGTTCTCGCGTAAAACAGCGAGTTTTTCTTCAAAATCACCTTCTGCGGTGAACTCCACACCCTCTGCGAGTGCCTTCATTTTTGCTGCTTGAACTGATGTGAGTCCTTCGCAGAAATTATTAATTGATTTTTCTTTCTTTACTGCAT